TGCGCGCATTGGGAAAACCTGAAATAAACTGGCAGTAATGACAATTTGACTATTTTGTAGACGTTCACTTGTTTATGTTCTACAGTATTTGTATATTTGAACTCTTATCCCAGTATTCTATTTATGTTTAAGTCTGTTAATGCAGAGGCACCTATATCTTCAAACGCTTCAAAACCACCATTAACTATGACACATTCAGCATCACCAGTTGATGCTACCACCAAAAAACCCTGGAAACGCTATGGAGATATTATGTCTGAGAGCATTGATTATCTTACAAAGCGTTCTGATGGTTCACTCAAGTCACTGAAAACTCAATGGCCTACTTTTAACAAGATAGGTTTAAACGGCATTGAGTGGCAGTCACTGTACGTAATTGCTGCAAGACCTGGTGTTGGTAAAACACTTATAGCAGCATCTTTAACTAGAGAGCTTCAGGTGCTTAATCACGACCAAAACTTTGCAGTGTTGCATTTTCAATTTGAAATGCTTGGACGCAACATGGCTATGCGAGAACTTTCAAGTGCTACCAACTTGAACATTCGCTACATGCAAAGCGCTCAAGATGATGGTCTTCCACCTCTCAAAAGTGAAGACTTAAAAAAACTTGAGAGATATGCCTCTACTCAAAGAGAAAGACAGGAGTACATTATTGACAAAGCGCTTACTGTCAATGAAATGCAAGCTGCAATTATAAGTTTTTACACTGAGATAAGAAAACCGGTGGTAGTTACTCTTGACCATACTTTGCTTGTAAAGCAAGGAGCGTCTGAAACCAGCAGACAGCAAACCTTGCAAAACTTAGCAACCATGCTGACAGAAATGAAGAACAGGCTTCCTGTTACATTTTTGATTTTGACTCAGCTAAATCGTGACATTGATGACGCAGAACGTCAAAAACCAGGAATGTTGAGCAATTATCCCACAGAGGCTGATGTATTTGGCAGTGATTATCTTTTGCAGTGTGCAGATGTTATGATTGCATACAATCGTCCTGCAAAATATAACCTGGCTCTTTATGGACCACAGCGTTTTGAAATTACTGACAAATACCTATTAGCAATGCACGTGCTTAAAAATCGCTTTGGTGAACCTGCAATACACTGGTACAAAGCTCAATATGAAACTATGACAATAACTGAAGCACCAATACCAAGAATGATTCCTAAAAAATAACTTAACAAAAAAAAAAAACAATTTTCTATGACAACAAGTGTTGAAAAGCCAAAAAAACAAATACCTGTGATTACAGCAGAGTATCGTACTTTTTGGCAACCGCTCTTTGATAACATGGGCTTGAGCAACCCTAAATTTGGCGCTAAGCTGTGCTACATGGGTATAGAGTTCAGCAATGATGGCACTCGTGTTCCTTGTGTACGTTTCTTTCCTAATGAACTTAACAGTGGTCAAGATTATTACTTAGAACTGTTTGACTGGAATCAGAATTATTATGATCCACAACATCGCACACTTTACAGGCTAAAGTTTAATCCTAACTGGAGTTTAGAGACTAGCAAATATGTTGAAGTTCCTTCTGACAAGCTTCCAACTTCTACTTATGCTGTAAAGTTGTCTGACTTTGATCTTGTAAACCGAACTGACGCAAGAGCACTGACTCCTGAAATTTCTTCAAAACCTGCATTTTTAGGAAATGCAATTGACAATGATGATACTGCAGGTCTTTTTAACATGGAAGAAGAACTGTCAGAACTTTTTGTTGACAAAGATGACAATCATTACTCTTCAATGACCATTCGCGATCTGTATTGCATGTTGCAGAATGTTCCTATGAGTAACAAAAAATGGCTAAACCAACTCATTTCAAAAGGTAAACAATGGCAACAACAGAAGTAAAACCCCAGGGTGTAGTTCTACCTACCAGCGTAATAAAGTCTGCTGTAAAAAGTCCCAAAAACTTAATCATTTTCTCAAAACCTAAGGTGGGTAAAACCACACTGCTTTCCAAACTTGAGAACTGCTTGATTATAGATCTTGAGAATGGTACAGATTACATAGACGCAATGAAAATCAAAGCTTCAAATGTCACAGAGCTTAGTAACATTGCTCGTGCTATTTTAGAAGCAGGTAAGCCCTACAAGTATATTGCAGTTGACACAATTACTGCGTTAGAAGAAATGTGTATTCCACTGGCGGAATACAACTATTCTAAAAGCTCTATGGGTACCAACTGGTTCAAAGCTGGTGGAGGTAAAGAAAAGTATGGTTCTATCCTGAACATGGCCAATGGTGCTGGTTACCCATGGTTACGTCAGGCATTTGAAACTATGCTAAACATGCTGAAAGGTCTTGCTCCACATGTGATTTTGGTAGGACACATTAAGGACACGCTTCTGGAAAAAAATGGTTCAGAATTTAATTCACTGGACCTTGACCTTACAGGTAAACTAAAACGCATCACCAGTTCTAATGCTGATGCAATTGGCTATTTGTACCGCAAAGGCAACAAAAACATTCTAAGTTTCAAAACTTCAGATGACATTGCCTGTGGTGCTCGTCCTGAACATCTTCGCAACGCAGAAATTGTTGTTTCTGAAGTAAATGAAGATGGATCAGTGACACATAACTGGAATAAAATTTTTATTGACTAACCATTTAAAACCTTAAAAACAAAAAAAACTATGTTTAATTCAAAAAATTTCAATCCCAACGCAGGAAGTAACTATCCTAAGATTATGAGTCCAGGCACTCATTATTGTCGCGTCATTGACCTGAAGCTTGACAGGCCACCCTACTCTCCAGAAAAAGAGCCTTACTTTGTAGTTCTGACTTTGGAAGGTGTTGATCTAGGTGATGATTTTCAGGGCATTGCCATTGACAAGAATGACCCTTCACGTGGAAACTACCGTGGGCAGATTGCCAACGTGCGTTCAGGACGCTATCCTTTTACCACCTACACCTATGAGGGTCGTACTATTCAGCGCGATGACCAGATTTTTCGCTGGGTGAACAACCTTGCCAAGCAACTAGGTGTACTGGACAAGATGAATGCTGACAACGTAGAGGCGACTACTATTGAGGAGTACGTGGATGCTGTCAGAAATTATGTTGTTAATCCAGAACTATGGGCTCATCACACCATTGGCGGTCAAGAATACTTCACTGAAGGTTATGACAAGCCTAACTACCGCATGTTTTACCCAAAGCCTGAAGGAAAACTGCTTCCTTTTGCTGCAGTGGAAGATGAAAACGGTCAGCCGCTGAACCTGCTTACTTTTGATCGTGCCAAGCACATTGTAGTAAAAACAGAAGATGTAGCTGAAACTGTGGGTAGTTTTTCTGGCCAGCAAATGCCACAAGGAAATCCTATGGACATGTTGAATGTCTCGTCTTCTAATGGGATTACAACTACACAAGTTCAGTTTCAAACTACTACCCCAGGTATTGCAGATCTGAGACTTCCCTAATCTTTAACCCAGCAACAGAATTAAAGGGGTGGGAAGCATTTCTCATCCCTTTTTTTCTGTGCTTTCCCCAGAAGTTATGTTTTCAAGCAAACATTTTATTGAGGATGTCAATCATGTTCCAGTTACCTGGATCTTTGAAAACTACCTGGGTCTTCCAGAGCCTTTGACAGGCCAACGTGTACGCATTAACTCTTTGTTTAATCCCAATGACAAGACACCGTCCATGTACTTGTACTACAACAAAGAGGCAGAATCATACCGCTACAAGTGTTTTTCTACCGGCAAGGGAGGCAGTGCAGTGGATTTGATGATGCACCTGTGGAATGTGAGCTTTGCAGAAGCTTCTAAAAAGATTATCACCGACTATGTAGCGTATCAGCGTTCTGGTAAAATTTGTGAGACTAAAATTATTGAACACGCACGCTGGCAAGTGGCTGATTACAAAGTCAGACAATGGACCAAAGATGACGCTGCTTTTTGGGGCTCTTACAATATTTCTAGCAAGCTTTTAGAAAAGTACAATGTCGTACCTATAGCGCGCTATATTATGCAGAAAAAAAGTGGTGACAACAATGTTGAGCAAGAGTTTGAAGTGGTCAGCAAGTTTATCTATGGTTACTTTAACCAGGAAGGTCAGCTCTACAAAATCTATCAACCCAAAAACCGTGAGCGCAAATTTATCAAACTTTGTAATCACACCCAGGGCTATGACCAGTTGGAGGACAAACCTTATTTGGTAATTGCATCCTCTTTGAAAGACTGTCTTGCTATCAAAAGTATGAATCTAAACTGTGATGTTATTGCTCCTGACAGCGAAAACACCATGTTTAGCGATGACTTAATGACAGAATTTAAGCAGGTTTATTTGGCTATTGTCACTGTTTTTGATAGTGACCAGGCAGGTATTCAAGCGATGAAGAACTACAAAGAACGCCACGGCCTACCATTTATCTATATACCATTGGAAAAAGACATTGCTGAAGTGGTAAGAATACATGGTGTGCAGAAAGCGATGGCAGAATTTGTACCTCGCCTGGACATTGCAGTAAGCAAATATCTTGAAGAAGACCCTGATCACTTTGGTTTATTATAGAGTTTTAACTACTTTTGTAGAGCTTCATTAATCCCAAAACCCTATGAACCACTGGATTTATTCTCCTACAGGTAAAGCTGTTCTGCAATTAGAAGATCTGCCTAACCACAACGAAATTATAGGTTTTGTCTACAAAATCACTAATCTAAAAACTGACAAGTTTTACATTGGTAAAAAAAGTCTTCACTCCTCAAGGAAAACAAGACTATCAAAAAGAGAAAAGACGACCACAGGTACCAGAAAAATCTTCAAAAAGGTTGTCAAAGAGTCTGATTGGCTTACATATCATGATTCTTCAGCTGACCTGAAACATGATGTAGCAAGACTGGGACCTGAGAATTTTAAACGAGAGATCCTTGAGCT